ATTCCAAAAAATATATGAGACGAGGTTTTTATAATGGGACAAGAAAATAAAGTAGTATTCGGTTTAACAAATGCACATTACGCGCGTATCACAGAAGAAGCGGGCGTCATCACTTACGGCACGCCTAAACGCCTGCCTGGTGCCGTCGAACTTTCATTAACGCCACGTGGCGACATGGTAGAGTTTTTCGCGGATAACATGGTATTTTATGCGGCGAGTAATAACCAGGGTTACGATGGTTCGCTTTCAATCGCTAACTTTACGGAAGAATTCTTAACGGAAATTCTCGGAGAAGTAAAACACGAAGTTGACGGCGTTATTACAGAAGTCGCAAGCGCTAAAGGTTCGACGTTCGCGCTTATGTTCGAATTTGACGGCGACGTAAAAGGAACGCGGCACGTGCTTTACAACTGTTCGGCGTCACGTCCGACGGTTTCCGGATCAACGAAAACGAATTCGGCCGAACCAAAACCGAACGAACTTTCATTCATCGCCAGCCCACGCGCTAAAGATGATTTCGTAAAAACGAAAACAGGCGCAACGACGCCGGACGCGGTATACAACGCATGGTATACGAAAGTATTCGAACAGTCGCCAGTAGAAGCACCGGCAGGCGCATAAGAACAACTTAAACGGGGGTAACGACATATGATTAAGGTAATTCAGATTGACGGGAAAGATGTTGCATTTAAAGCAAATGCGGCCACGCCAATGCGCTACAAAATGCAAACGGGAAATGATTATTTTGCGGATATTATGCGCCTTAAATCGCTTAGTGTCCTTTTAAAAGACGATGAAGAAGGAGAGCAAAAAGAGATTCCGGCCGATGCCTTAGCCGGACTCGATTTCTCTTTCCTGTATAACTTGTTATGGACGATGGCAAAAACAGCAGACAAGGACACGCCGGATTTGTTGACATGGTTAGACGGTTTCGACGAATTCCCGTTGCTGGAGATCCTTATGGAACTAATGGAATTAATCACGAACAACTTACAACAATCTGCAAAAAAAAAATAAATGATTCGGGAGAGAACGGGGAGAGTGCGAAAACACTCGATACGTTCTCTTTTCTTTTTTTCTGCAAAAGCGCGAAATTGACCGTGGACGAAATGGAGGAAATGACAATCGGAATGTGCTTAGATTACGTCGGTTTTTATTTCGATTTCAAAAATCCCGATTCGAAAACAAACACGCAACGAGCGGCAACACAAGGCGATTACGATAATTTCTAACGTTAGGAGGGGATAACATTGTCAAAAAGAATCAAAGGGATCACGATTGAAATTGACGGCAATACAAGCGGTTTAGATAAGGCGTTAAGCGGCGTTAATAAGCAGTCGATCAACTTGCAAAAAGAGTTAAGAGACGTTGACAAGCTATTGAAATTCAATCCGGGCAACGCGGAAGCAATCGCGCAAAAGCAAAAATTGCTGGGAGATCAAATCGCGAACACGTCCGAAAAATTGAACAAATTAAAAGGCGCACAACAGCAAGTCAAAGAACAATTCGACAAAAATCAAATTTCCGAAGAACAGTACAGAAATTTCAGACGCGAAATTGAATTCACCGAAACAGAACTAGGAAAGTTCACGAATTCGTTAGCGGCAGTAAATACTGAACAATCGAAACAAGGCGATTCACTAAAAGATTTGCAACGTCTGTTCCAGTTGACCGGAAAGGACGTATCTGATTTTTCTGATGTACTAGGAACTGACCTGGTGCGGTCTATCCAAAATGGCAAAGCGTCATCGTCTGATTTAGACAAGGCGTTTCAAAAAATCGCGTCAAGCGCGTTAGGTGCCGGGAAAGATATTGATAAGATCAAACAGGCCTTGCAAAAACTCGATTCCGGCGACTCTTTAAAAGATATATCGCTGGAGATCGAAGAAATAGGCGACGCGTCCGACGGCTCTAAAAAAAATATCGCAAGTTTAGAAAAAGCGTTAGGCGGAGTTAACGAAGAAGCCGGCAATCTGCAAAAAGAGTTAAAAGACGTTGAAAAACTATTGAAAATGGATCCGGGCAACGCAGAAGCAATCGCACAGAAACATAAGCTATTAGCGGATCAAGTTGAAAATACGGCAGAGAAATTAAACGTTCTGCAAAACGCGCAAAAAAGAGTAACAGAGCAGTTCGAAAACAACAAAATTTCAGATGAACAGTACAGAAATTTCCGACGTGAAATCGAATCCACCGAATCGGAGTTAGGTAAATTCACGAATTCGTTAGCGACTTTAAAGGCCGAACAATCAAAACAAGGCGATTCATTAAAGGATTTGCAACGACTATTCCAGTTAACGGGGAAAGACGTATCTGATTTTTCCGACGTACTCGGAACTGATCTTGTACGGTCTATTCAAAACGGTAAAGCGTCATCGTCTGATTTAGACAATGCTTTCCGAAAAATCGCGTCAAGCGCGTTAGGTGCCGGGAAAGATATTGATAAGGTAAAAGACGCCTTAAAGGGTCTCGATTCCGGTAATTCGGCTAAAAAAGTAAGTCGTGAAATCGAATTAATAGGTGATGCTTCCGACGAATCAAAGAAAAGCGTTGGTGATCTCGGTTCTGAAATCGGCGGGTTAGCGGCGGGCGCGGCGGGCGTCGTCGGAATCGGTGCCACGATCAAAAAGGCATTAGATTTAAAAAGTCTCGATACGAAAATTGATATTACTTTTGACGTGGACGATTCGGGAACAAAAGAAGTCAGACAAGCCGTTTCGGATATTCAAGCGTATGGGGTTGATGGAGAAGAAGCATTAGAGGGCTTACGGCGTCAATTTGCCTTAAATGCGGACGCGTCGGCTAAATCCAACGTGGAGATTGTAAAAGGTGCGGCGGCCATCACACGGGCATATAGCGGCGTTGATATAACGGAACTGGTGCAAGAAGTAAATGAAATTGGATCCGAACTGAAAATTTCGGATAAAGAGGCATTAAATCTAGTAAATGACTTATTAGCAATCGGGTTTCCCCCGGATCAAATCGACATCATCGCGGAATATGGTTCCCAACTAAAACGGGCCGGTTTCGAGGCAAAAGAAGTTAAGGGTATTTTAGCTTCTGCCGTTGCGACTGGTTCATGGAATATTGATTCGTTGCTGGACGGTTTAAAAGAGGGACGTATACGAGCGGCCGAAATGGGCGCCGGCATTTCTTCCGGTATGAAAGATTCGCTACGGGCGGCCTTGAACACGACAAAAGCGGCTTCAAGCGAACAACTGGCCGTCATGCGGGACAATTTCGACGTACAGGAACAGAACTTAGAAAAATCTTTATCCAACCGGGAAAACGCGTTAGCGAAATCCTATGAACAGCAAAAAGAAACAGTAAGCCAGGCCCACGAACAGGAATATGAGAGCGTCGCGAAATCATACGAGAAACAGGAACAGGCCTTAGAAAAGCGCCTGGAATCTGAATATGAAGCAACGGCCAAAAGTTACGAGCGGCAGGAACGAAATTTAGATAAATCCTTTTCGAACCAAACAGAAGCGTTAGAAAAGAAGCTGGAAAGCGACTATCAACAGACGGCGAAATATTACGACAAAATCGAAGCCGATCAGTTAAAAGTTTACGAGAAGCAAGAACAGGCCTTAGAAAAGAAACTAACGGCCGAATATGATAGAACGGCCAAAAGTTACGAGAAGCAGGAACAGGCCTTAGAAAAAAGTTATGACAAGCAGGAACAGGCCTTAGAAAAGCGGCTGGAAAACGAATACGAAAAAACATCTAAAAATTACGACAAACTCGAAAGCAATTTAGAAAAGTCACTCGAAAGAGAAATGAGCGCGTTTGAAAAGGCGTCCGAACGAAAACTGAAATTGATTGATAAAGAATATATTGAAAAAATGAAGTTGATTGACGAAGAAAAGTACAACAAACTCAAAGCAATTGACAATCAAATTCAAACGATCAATGACACGTCGGAAGCAGAAGCAAAGGCACTCGAAAAGAAAGAAAATGACCAAAAACTAGCGGAACTTAGAGTTGCTATTGCACAAGCGAAAACGGCAGAGCAACGAGCGGACGCGCAAAAAGAGTTAGCGGCGTTCGAAGAAAAGTTGCGCCTTGAAAAAATCAAAGCCGAACGAGAAGCAACGATTGAAAACCTCAAAGCGGAAAAAGACGCGATTAACGAAGAATACGACGCGAAAAAAGAAAAGCTAGAGGCGGAACTTGAAAAGAAAAAAGAACAGGCCGAAAAGTCGATTAAATCCGAACTCGAAGCACTCGAAAAAGTTCAAAAGGCGAAAAAAGAGAAGTTACGCGAGGATTTAGACAACCGGCGCAAGATCGCACAAGAAGCCGCAAAAACAGAACTTGAAAAAGTCAAAGAGATTCACGAAGCACGAAAAGAGCGACTTCACGAAGATTTAGAAAATCGGAAGAAGAACGCGCAAGAATCCATCAAAGCAGAAATTGACGCGCTTAAAGAAATCAACGAAGCGAAAAAAGAAAAGTTACGCGAGGATTTGGAAAGCAAGAAAGCGGGCGCACGTGAAGCCATTAAGAACGAACTGGACGCGCTTAAAGAAGTTCAAGAAGCGCAAAAAGAACGATTCTCGGAGCAAAAGGAAAGCGCTCTAAAATCGTTACAAGAACGGAACCAGGGCGAACTTGCGGGACAGCGGGAAGTATCGAGCAATCGTTTAAGCGCCTTAAAGAGCCAACAGGACGCGGAAGAACGCGCACTATCCGAACGCCTTGACGCGCAACTGAACGGCACCAGGGAAGCGAACAGCGCGGAATTAGAAGCATTTAAAAAGATGAACAATCAAAAACTGGAACTTGCAAAGAATCCCCCGGACTCGCAAGCGTTCAAGGACATGGAAAAACAATTAGAAACCTGGGGAAAGGCCATTGCACAAGGCGGCGAAAAGGGAAGTAAGGCCTTTAAAGAAATGGTTTCCTGGTTGAATTCCATCGAGGACGAAACAACGCGCAACATCATCGGGACCGAACTTTTCGGGACCATGTGGGAGGATCAAGGCGAAAACCTGGTTAAGATTTTCACGGGCTTAGATGATGCGCAAACGAAGTTAGATGAAAACACGAAAAATTTAGGTGATTCCGTCAAGAAAATTGACGCGGATCCGATGGTTTTGCTACAAAAGGCCGTCGGTGATTTGTTTATAGCGATGGAGCCGTTACTAATGGTAATCGCTAAAGTTGTCGGAGCAATCGCGGAATTCGCAATTGAAAATCCGAAACTAACGTCTACTATTGTCGCAATTGGAGCCGGAATTGCCGTACTGATCGGGATAGCGGTAGGACTAGCGCCGATTATAACGGCCATAACCGGAGTAATGGCGGCGCTGGGCGTCGGCTTTACGGTAGCACTCGGACCGATTGCCTTAATCGCGGCGGCCGTTGTCGGTCTTATCGCACTCGCGGCGGCAATCGTTTTAAATTGGGAACCGATCACGGAATTTTTCTCGGATTTATGGACGAACATTTCTGATCTGTTCACGGAATACGGAACGAAAATTTTAAATTACGTCAAAGAAAACTGGAAACAAATTTTAATCGGTTTGACGGGTCCAGTAGGTTTAGCAGTAAAAACAATTGTAGATCACTGGGACGAAATAAAAGCGAAAACAGTAGAAATTTTTGACGGGATAGGCAAAAAAATAGGTTCAATCATTCAATTTATTAAGGACTTATTCGCAAAACTATCGCTTAAATTCCCGTCACTATCAACGGAAGGGTTTAGCAATGCGCGCGAACGGATTAGCGGCGTCATCGAACGAGTCAAAAAGTTCTTTGCTGATTTGTCACTTAAATTCCCGTCACTATCGACGGAAGGGTTTAGCAATGCGCGCGAACGGATTAGCGGCGTCATCGAACGGATCAAGGCGTTTTTCTCGAATCTATCGCTTAAATTCCCGTCACTATCGACGGAAGGTTTCAA